AAGCTCTCACACTTGTCAACCCCAGTTTTCCCCATGCAAACCCCATGCCAACTTGCACACTGGCACGCATGTTGCACCCCATGCAATACTCGTGCCAACTTTAGGCGCGCCTCGTGTTGGCACAGATGTTGCACCCCTGCAAAACCCATGCCAACTCTGGACATGGCACAGATGTTGCTACACTAGCAAGACTCGTGCCACTTCCAATGTTGGCACAGATGTTGCTACGCAAGAAGCGTGCCAATTGTTGGACAAATGTGGGGCCGGGGGAGGGGGTTGCGCCTTAATAATTATTGTAGTAGCCACCTAGGCACAAAAAAGGTGAAAACTAGGAAAAATAGCCCTTATTTAAACACGTGTAAGCCCATGATTTAACTCGTGTTACTACTACTGCCGCTGCTAAGCCATAAATAGCTTGACTTGCGTGTAAACTTATGTTATACTATTGTTGTAATTAGGGACAATTTGTGTTATGACCGATGAGCCTTCTGAAGTTAAAAAAAGAGGCCGTGGCAGACCCCGTAAGTCAGAAGTAGCTGCTTTAAAACCCGGTAACAAGGGTAAAGTAGGTAGACCCAAGGGTGACGCTGCGATTATAAACGAGTACAAAGCTCGTATGCTGGCTTCACCTAAGTCTAAAAAGGTCCTTGAGACTATCTTTGATGCTGCTTTGGACCATGACCATAAGAATCAGGCTTCTGCTTGGAAGCTAATTATGGACCGTATGTTGCCAGTAAGTGCATTTGAGCGAGAAGTAGTGAAGGACGGTGGTAGAAACGCCATACAGATCAACATCACTGGTGTTGGTACTGTAGACGTAAACGACAGTGGCATTATCGAAGGAGAAGTAGTGAGTGAGTCTTAAGTACTTTACATTAGATGAGTTCAACTGCCAAGTCACTGGTGAGAACAAGATGGAACCGGAGTTCCTACAAAAGCTTGATCGTTTACGTGCTGGGTGTGGGTTCCCGTTTGTCATAACAAGCGGTTATAGACACCCCATAGAGCATCCTATAGAGTCTTCTAAGGAAGTTCCGGGGACCCATGCCCAAGGCATCGCAGCAGACATCAAAGCCACCAGTGCATCCCAAAGATACGACATAGTTAAGCAGGCTTTAGCCCTTGGCTTCACGGGCATAGGCATTGCTAAGACCTTTGTGCATGTGGATACACGTGGTACTACTCCTGTAATGTGGGTTTACTAATGAAGTTTTCTCATGGTCACGAGTTGACTGCTGGCTCCTCCAACACTATCCTAGAGGCCCCTTCTGGTTACGACGCAGTTGTTACTTATCTGTTTGTTTCTAATATAGGAGGAAGTAGTAAGGACTTTGCTGCACGTTGGGTACATGGGACTACTAACATTGACTTTGTAGCTGGCAAGAGTGTCTCTGCGGGAGACTTCTTAACCTTTGGTGGTGAAACAGGAGCTTGGGTAGTACTCAAGGAAGGAGACAAGATCAACATTACTCCTGAAGCTGGTTCTACATTTGCCAGTATTATTTCTTTTGAGTTAATCCCTACAAACCCTAGACTTAACTTTTGATGGATCTTGACATTGAGCTGCTACCTTGGCAACAAGAGGTCTGGGCAGACGAGACTAGATTCAAGATTGTAGCAGCAGGTAGACGTACAGGAAAGTCCAGACTTGCTGCTTGGCTGCTTATTGTAAACGCTTTGCAGGCCGAGAGAGGCCACGTGTTCTACGTAGCGCCAACACAGGGACAGGCACGTGACATCATGTGGCAGACCTTGTTGGAACTAGGGAACCCTGTTATCTCAGGTAGCCACATTAACAACTTGCAGATTAAGTTAGTCAACGGTGCAACCATAAGCCTCAAAGGGGCCGATAGACCAGAGACTATGCGTGGTGTATCACTTAAGTTCCTAGTGTTGGATGAATACGCAGACATGAAGCCTGATGTATTCGAGCAGATCCTAAGACCAGCCTTGGCTGACCAAAAGGGTTGTGCTATGTTCATTGGGACACCAATGGGTCGCAACCACTTCTACGACTTGTATAAGTACGCAGACCTAGGTGACGATGAGACTTACAAAGCATGGCACTTTACTTCCTACGACAACCCAATATTGGACCCAAATGAGATTGACACCGCTAAGAAGTCTATGTCGAGCTATGCGTTTCGTCAGGAATTTATGGCGTCATTTGAAGCTCGTGGGTCAGAAATGTTTAAGGAGGACTGGGTAAAGTTCGGAGAAGAGAGTAGTGGTGAGGGAGACTACTACATTGCAGTTGACTTAGCGGGTTTTGAAGAAGTCAACAAGAAGCGCACAAAGAACACTAGGCTAGACGAAACAGCAATAGTTGTAGCTAAAGTTAATTCCAATGGTTGGTTCGTGGAAAACATTATCTACGGTAGATGGACCTTAGACGAAACAGCGGTCAAGATCTTCCAAGCAGTACGTGACTACGAACCAGTTAGCGTGGGTATTGAGAAGGGTATCGCAAAGCAGGCCGTAATGTCCCCTCTGATGGACCTACAGAAGCGTCACGGGACGTTCTTCAGAGTCGAGGAACTTAGCCACGGAAATAAAAAGAAGACTGACAGGGTCATGTGGGCGCTACAGGGGCGCTTTGAGAATGGCTTCATAACACTTAAGAAAGGAGAGTGGAACTCTAGGTTCTTAGACCAACTCTTTCAGTTCCCTGATCCACTAACTCACGACGACTTAATTGATGCTTTAGCTTACATAGACCAGCTTGCACACGTGGCGTACGACTACGACTACGAAATTGATGAGCATGAAATTTTAGACCTAGTAGCAGGATACTAATATGACAGAATTATTTGAACAAGACCCCCTGATGATAGAAGAAACTATCGAAGACTGGGTAATAACTAAATGTGACGACTGGCGTGACCACTACGAGTCTAACTACGAAGCACGTTTTGATGAGTACTACAGGCTCTGGAGAGGTATCTGGGACCCTGCTGACTCTGAGCGTAAGTCAGAGAGAAGTCGTATTATTGCTCCTGCTCTTCAGCAAGCAGTAGAGTCTAACGTAGCAGAACTTGAGGAAGCTACCTTTGGTCGAGGCAAGTGGTTCGACATAGCTGACAACATGGGTGACACAGAGCGTCAAGACGTGTTGTTCTTAAGAAACAAACTAACGGAAGACTTTGAGGACTGCAAGGTCCGTAAGGCAGTAGCAGAGTGTCTAATTAATTCCGCAGTGTTTGGCACAGGCATTGGCGAGATTGTTATCGAAGAAATGAAGGAAATGGCCCCGGCTACACAACCTATCATGGGTGGTGACTTAACGGCTGTCGGTGTCAACATCACTGAGCGAGTCAAGGTAAAACTTAAGCCTGTGATGCCTCAGAACTTCCTTATTGACCCCGTAGCAACTAGCGTAGACGACGCTATGGGTGTGGCTGTGGACGAGTTCGTAAGCTTACATCAGGTAGAGATGCTACAGGAACAAGGGGTCTACAGGGACGTTCAGGTAGGTTCTGCTGCTCCTGACTCTAACTTAGAGCCTGACCAAGACTTAACGATGTACAGTGACGACAAAGTACGCCTAACTAAGTACTACGGCTTAGTCCCTAGAGAACTGCTTGACAACGCCTTTAAAGACGACGATGAGGAGGGTGACGACGAAGTAGACTTACTAGAAGACACCAAAAGTAAATCAAAGTACGTAGAAGCAGTCGTAGTAGTTGCCAATGGCGGTATCTTGTTGAAAGCCGAGGCTAACCCTTACATGATGCAGGACAGACCTATCGTAGCTTTCCCTTGGGACGTGGTCCCTTCTAGGTTCTGGGGTCGCGGTGTGTGTGAAAAAGGTTACAACTCACAGAAGGCCCTTGACGCTGAGTTACGCGCTAGGATCGACGCTCTGAGCCTCACGATACACCCAATGTTAGCTGTAGACGCTACTAGGTTACCCAGAGGCGCTAAACCAGAGGTACGTCCGGGCAAGATGATTCTAACCAGTGGAGACCCGCGTGAAATTTTACAGCCGTTTAACTTTGGCCAAGTTAGTCAAATTACCTTTGCTCAGGCGGGTGCTCTACAGCAGATGGTACAACAAGCTACTGGTGCGGTTGACTCTGCTGGACTCGCGGGTGCAGTTAATGGAGAAGCTACGGCTTCTGGCATTAGTATGTCTCTCGGTGCTATTATTAAAAGGCATAAACGTACTCTGATTAACTTCCAGCAGTCTTTCTTAATTCCTTTTGTCAAGAAAGCTGCCTATCGTTACATGCAGTTTGACCCTGAGAACTACCCTGTTTCTGACTACAAGTTCAACGCAAGTAGTACTTTGGGTATCATGGCTAGAGAGTACGAAGTGACTCAGCTTGTACAACTACTACAGACTATGGAAAAAGACTCTCCGTTGTACAATACCTTGATTCAGTCTATTATTGACAACATGAACTTGTCTAACCGTGAAGAACTCCTTGCAGCTATGCAGAAAGCTACGCAGCCTAACCCAGAAGCACAGCAAGCGGCACAGGCGGCACAGCAAGCACAGATGCAGTTCCAGCAGTCCCAGACAGCAGCTCTATCAGCCCAGGCTCAAGAGTCTGCTGCAAGGGCTTCTAAGCTGTCTGCTGAAGCTCAGGCAGTGCCTATGGAGCTAGAAATTGATCGTATTAGCGCAGTTACAAGAAACTTACGTGAAGGCGACCAAGACGACAAAGAGTTTGAAAGACGTATGCGCGTTGCAGAGACTCTTCTAAAAGAAAGACAAATCAAAGGTAAAGAAAATGTTAACGGACAAAGAACTAATGGGACTCCTAGACCAAGTCAACCGGCACCTCCAGCCCAAATGGAACCGCCTAGAGGAATTAGAACGCAAAATGGAGGAATGGAGTAATGGCAAAGGAGAAGGACCCAAGGCTGGAAAGGGCGGGAGTAAGCGGCTACAACAAGCCAAAGAGGACTCCTAGCCACCCCACTAAGTCGCACGTAGTAGTTGCCAAAGAAGGTGACGAAGTTAAAACCATTAGGTTTGGACAGCAGGGAGTTAGTGGTGCAGGTTCTGCCCCTAAGTCCGATAAAGACAAAGCTAGACGCAAGTCATTTAAGGCTCGTCATGCAAAGAATATTGCAAAAGGCAAGATGTCAGCAGCCTACTGGGCTAACAAGGAGAAATGGTAGTGGCAGGTCTATATGATAATATCCACGCAAAACGTAAGCGTATTGCAGCAGGTAGTAAGGAAAAGATGCGTAAACCGGGTGCCAAAGGTGCGCCCAGTGCAAAAGCCTTCAAACAAGCAGCTAAAACAACCAAAAGGAGTAAAAAGTAATGCCTAAAGTCGGAGGGGTTAAGTACCCGTACACCAAAACAGGAGTAGCAGCAGCTAAGAAAGCAGCTAAGAAGAAGAAGAAACCTATTAAGAAAGGCTACTAAATACTTCTTGACTTTAACCTAAAAACATGCTATACTATTAACTATAGTATCAACTAAAGAGAACTTATGAAGCCTGAGCTTGAAACTTACTTTAACAACTACAACGAACTCTTCAACCACGAAGGTTTCAAACAACTCATTCAAGAGCTTTCTAACAATGCAATTACTTTGGCTGACATTCAGACAGTCAAGGATACTGAAGACTTCTTATTCCGTAAGGGGCAAGTTGCTGCCTTAGCTTCTGTAATCAATCTGGAGAGCACTATTACAGTGTCCAGAGAGCAAGCAGAAGAAGAAGAAGTAGATGATTAAGGTATACGACTTCCGTTGTGAAAATGGACACGTATACGAAAGATTTGTAGACTCTAGCGACACTACGAGTAGGTGCAAATGTGGCGCTAGTTCTACAAAAATGCTGTCTGCCCCGCCTTTTATACTTGATGGACACTCTGGGGACTTCCCCGGTAGACACATGAAGTGGATAAAGGAACACGAACAAGCAGGTAGGAAACCTCAATCTCCATAATGACTAAGTTCACGGAGTTTAATTATGTCTAGAGCGACAATGGTCGATTCGCAGCCTGAAGAGGAAACTGTAGAAGAAACCGAAGAAAACGAAGTACAAGAGATTCAACAAGAAGACTTTGTTGAGCAACCTCAAGAAGAACCTCCAGTACCAGAGAAATACCAAGGCAAGTCTTTAGAACAAGTCGTGCAGATGCACCAAGAAGCTGAGAAGCTCCTAGGTCGTCAATCCTCTGAAGTAGGAGAGCTTCGTAAGGTTGTAGATGACTACATTGGCAGTCAACCGCAACCATCAGCACCTCAACAGTACGTTGAGCCTGAAGACGATATTGACTATTTTACGGACCCTCAAGCAGCCGTCAATCGTGCTATTGAGAATCACCCTAAGATTAGAGAAGCGCAGGAATATTCTTCTCACTACAAAAAACAATCATCTCTGGCAGTGCTTAATAACAAGCATCCAGACATGCAAGGTATCCTTAAGGACCCTAAGTTTGCTGAGTGGATTAAAGCTTCAAAGATTAGGACTCAGTTGTTCGTAGAAGCTGACCAACAATTTAATGCTGAAGCTGCTGATGAGCTGTTTTCACTCTGGAAAGAGCGTAAGACAGTAGCAGAACAAACCGTGAAGGTTGAGAAACAGGCACGTAAGCAACAAATTAAGGCAGCTAATACGGGTAACGTGCAGGGTAGCGGTGAGGCTAGTCGTAGAAAAGTATATCGTAGGGCCGACATTATTAAACTAATGAAAACAGACCCAGAGCGTTATCAAGCTTTATCAGAGGAAATCTTTAGAGCATACGCGGAGGGTCGAGTAAAATAATCTATTAGGAGATTAACATGGCTACTGCAACCTATCCCGGCGCAGGCGGTAATACCGCAAAAACAGAGGCAGCTACTTTTATTCCAGAAATCTGGAGTGATGAGATTGTCGCTGCTTACCAAAAGAACCTGAAGTTGGCTCCTCTTGTCAAGAAACTCTCTATGAGTGGCAAGAAGGGCGACAAGCTTCACATCCCTAAGCCCGTACGTGGCGATGCAAATGCTAAGGCTGCTGATACGGCAGTTACTATCATTGCTAACACCGAAGGCGAACTCACTATCGACATCGATCGACACTTTGAGTACTCACGTCTCATCGAAGACATCGTTGAAGTACAGGCTTTAAACAGCTTACGTCAGTTTTACACTGAAGACGCTGGTTACGCTCTGGCTACCAAAATTGACACAGACCTCCACTCTTGTGGTACTGGTTTTGGTGACGGTGGTGCAGTTGTGTTTGCTTCTGCTGTAGCTCCTACGGACTACCAGCACACTGGCTGTTTCATGAACACCAATAACACAACGACTCAGTACACAGACGACACTATTGATGGTGTTGCTGGAGATGAGTTCACTGATCGATTCTTCCGTGATATGATTCAGAAGATGGACGACAATAACGTACCGATGGAAAGTCGCGTACTTATTATCCCACCAGCTACTCGAAATGCAATTATGGGTATTGATCGTTACGTGTCTTCTGACTTCGTAGGCGGTCAGGCAGTTCAGTCTGGGCTTATCGGTAACTTGTACGGCGTAGATGTTTATGTATCTGCTAACTGTGCTACTATCGAAACTGCTGCCCAAAACTCAGCAGCTTCTGTAGACACTCGTGCAGCACTTTTGTTCCACAAAGACGCTATTGTCCTTGCAGAGCAGCAGTCAGTACGTTCACAAACCCAGTACAAGCAGGAATACTTGTCAACTCTGTACACGGCTGATTGTCTGTACGGTGTTCAGGTGTATCGTCCTGAAGCTGGTTTCGTTCTCGC